GCGGGTTGACTGCCCACTTCTTGCCGTTCAGGACAGGACTGTCGGCGTGGATCTTAGGAATGTTCAGACGCATAGGCTCGATAACATTGCCATTTGCGTCCTGCAACAAGTACTCAGGCTTAACGTTCACGAAATATGATTGCTCCAATCTGTTCCATACAGCATCGGGGTAAGTCAACGATTCAATCTTTGGATTAAGATCATTCGTTGACGCAATCACAACTCGTGAGTCAAACTGAGTGTTGGTCTTCTGAGAGATATCCGCCATGTGAAGGGGATAGGGGAAAGGCCCTATCGCGCGGATAACCTCAAAAAACTCCAGGTTAGGGGTTCCAACAGTGTCCTTCATCTGACCGAAGTCGTCATAAAGGCACACGTATTGGTTCCGGTAACCATCCCAGTACACCTGCTCTACACATCGCTGGTAAAGCTGGTCCTTGGCGTTCTCAATGCCAGCAGACAGGCAAAGCTCCGTCGCAATAAGGTACTGCAACGTAGACTTACCCATCTGAGACTCACCAACCAACCACACAGCTAAAGGAACTGAGCGGATGGCTTTGGTCTCGGGGTACTGGTTCTCAACAACGCCCTTCACTCTAAGGGCTTGTTGGAGCATCCGCGTGGTGGCATCGCGGAGTGCAGGGGTCATGGCGTCGGCGTACTTAACCTTAAGGGCATGACCTTTGGCATATAGCTGTACAGCAGCATATCTACCATCAAACGTCCTGCATTGGGCCTGAAGGGCTTCAGCGTACATCGCCGTCTCAACCTCAATCATCCACTTCGACAACTCGGGGATGGCGCTATCCAACATGGTCGGGTCATAGTCAAACACATTGACTTTTACCCAATCCCATGAGGTTTGCACAGCAGTCTTCATCCACTTAAGGATCTCCATAAGACCACCTGCAGCGCGAGGCACAGCACCAATCTTTGTGATAAGACCGAAAGGGGTATTATCACGACTAGGAATCCGATTGGTCATGTACGTAACACACAGGGTTGAAGCAAGGGCAAGGGCGTTGGGGATATAGTCCACAACGTCAACAAGAGAACCCATCTGGGCCTGGTCACATCTATCACCTGGATTGGTGACAAATGATCGAAAGACTTCGAAGAGTTGGGAACCGTTAGTAAAGCCGGTCAACAAACATTCAACAGGAAGGAGGAGCAATTGGAGAGCAACAACACCACACTTATACAATATGTACAAACCACACACAGTAAGCAGGGCATTCAACACGGTGCGAATAGTAACAGGAAGGGCACCACAATTAGCATCAAGGACAGAGTTAATCTGAGAGGAAAGAAGGTCCTTGATAGCGTCTACAGAAGGTAGAGCATTCAAACGGTCGGAAGCATCATTCAACAACACATTAGCAGCATCGATAGTAGGCTGCGCACCAAACATCCACGAGGTCACACC